GCGACATCGGTGAGCCGGGCCGACAGGCCCCGCCTGCGCCCGCGGGCCTTGCCTTCGGGGCCAATGATCCAGCGGCGCAGTTCAATGGCCTCTTGCCCGGTCAGCGCAGCGGCAAACATGGTATCCGCCGCGTCGAACAGGTGATGCCCTTCATCAAAGACATAGCGGGTGGGGCGGGTGGATTCTTCGCGGCCGCGGGCGGCGTTGACCATGACCAGGGCGTGGTTGGCGACCACGATATCGGCCGCGGCCGACGCACGGGTCGCGCGTTCGATGAAGCATTTGCGATAATGCGGACAGCCAGCATAGACGCATTCGCCCCGCCGATCGGTCAGCGCGGTGGCGCCATTGCGGCGAAACAGCGTGGGCAGCCAGCCGGGCAAATCCCCGCCGACCATATCGCCATCGCGGCTATAGGCGGCCCAGCGGGCCACCAGCTGCGCCAAAATGGCGGCGCGCCCGGCAAAGCCGCCTTGCAGCGCATCTTCCAGATTGAGCAGGCAGAGATAATTTTCGCGCCCCTTGCGGATGACGACCCGGCCTTTGCCGGCGGCCGCTGTGCCATAAAGCCGGGCGGTTTCGGCTGTCAGCTGGCGTTGCAGCGCCTTGGTATAGGTGGAAATCCACACCGGCCCATCGGCCTGTTCAGCCCAGAGCGCCGCCGGGGCCAGATAGCCCAAGGTTTTGCCAATGCCGGTGCCGGCTTCTGCCAGCAAGATGTGCGGATGATCTGGGGCTGCGCGCGGGGCAAAGGCCTGTGCAGCGGCGGCGGCATAAGCGCGTTGACCATCACGCTGTTCAGCACCGGCGCCGGTGATATCGGCCAGCCGGGCAGCCACGGCATCGGCCGCGAGCGTGACGGGCCGGGGGGCGGGGCGGGGCGGCGCTTCTTCCCATTCGGGCAAGCGGGAAAACAGCCAGCGTTCATCCCGGGCGGCCGGGGCCAGCCGATCGAGCACGGCCGGCGCCCAGGGCCAGCGCAGCCGGGCCAAGGCCTGTGCCGAGGCCCAGGCGCCTTCGCGTTGTGGCCAATCCTGCGCCAGTGTTGCCAGCATCCGGGCCGCCGCCTGGCCCAGAAATGCCGCCGCTGCGCCTTCATCCGCCGGCGGTTCAAGCCCCGTTGCCCGCGCCAGCCCCTTGATCGTCGGGACCATGAATTGCGCGGGATGGAGAAAGGCGAACAGTTCCAGCAGATCGAGTCCCGACAGGTCACCATAGCCAAGCCGTGCCGCGACCAGCGGGGCGTTGAGCATGATGACGGGCGTTTCCGCGGCCACCGAAATGGCGTCTCCCCGGCTTAATCCGCGGATTTTGCCATCGGGAGTCGCCATCCAGATGCCAGCATGGCTTGCATGGAGCGCAGGATAAGGCAAAGGGGCTGTCACGCGTCCCGATTGGCGCAGCTGGAACGAAAGAGCAACTGACGGTGAGCAATTTGCGCGATGCAGCGATGGTTTCCAAGGCCTGGCCCTTTGAAGAGGCGCGCAAGGTCCTGAAACGCTATCCCAATGGCAAGGCGGCCGGCCCGGTGATCTTTGAAACCGGCTATGGCCCATCCGGGTTGCCGCATATCGGCACGTTCAACGAAGTGCTGCGCACAACCATGGTGCGCCGCGCCTTTGAAACGATGAGCGATCTGCCGACCCAACTGCTGGCTTTTTCCGACGACATGGATGGCCTGCGCAAGGTGCCCGACAATGTGCCCAATCAGGCGATGCTTGCCGAACATCTGGGCAAGCCCTTGTCGCGCATTCCCGATCCGTTCGAAAAATTTGAAAGCTTTGCCCATCACAACAACGCGATGCTGCGCGATTTTCTGGATCGCTTTGGCTTTCAATATGACTTTATCTCGTCCACCAGCCGCTATGAAGGCGGGCATTTTGATGCCGCGTTGAAAAATGTCCTGCGCCATTATCAGGCGATCATGGACATCATGCTGCCCACGCTGCGCAAGGAACGGGCGGCAACCTATTCCCCCGTGCTGCCGATCAGCGAAAAATCGGGCATTGTGTTGCAAGTGCCGGTTGAGGTGGTGGACGCCGAGGCGGGGCTGATCCGCTTTGTCGATGACGGCGACACCGTGACCCAATCGGTTCTGGGCGGCAAGGCAAAGCTGCAATGGAAGGTCGATTGGGCGATGCGCTGGGTGGCGCTGGGCGTCGATTATGAAATGTACGGCAAGGACCTGACCGATAGCGGCATCCAGTCGGGCAAGATTGCCCAGGTGCTGGGCGGGCGGAAGCCCGAAGGCCTGATTTATGAAATGTTCCTGGACGACAAGGGGGAGAAAATCTCAAAGTCCAAGGGCAATGGCCTGAGCCTGGAACAGTGGCTGTCCTATGGCACACAGGAAAGCCTGGCCTTTTACGCCTATCGCGAACCCAAAAGCGCCAAGCAGCTGCACATGGGCGTCATCCCCCGGGCGGTCGATGAATATTTCCAGTTCCGCGGCAATTATGCCGGCCAGCCGGTTGAACAAAGGCTGGGCAACCCGGTGCACCATATCCATAACGGGCAGGTGCCCGATGATGTGCCGCCGGTCAGCTTTGGCCTGTTGCTCAATCTGGTCGGCGTCATGGGGGAACATGCCACGGCCCCGCAGGTTTGGGCCTATCTGACAAATTATGTGCCAGATGCGAGTGCAGCGACGCACCCAGAGCTGGCCCAGCTGATCAATCTGGCGCTGGCCTATAACCGCGATGTCATTGCCCCGACATTGCAGCGCCGCAAGCCCGCAGGGGTGGAGGTGGCCGCGCTGCAACGGCTGGACGCGGAACTGGCCGCGCTGCCCGCCGACACGCCCGCCGAGGAGATTCAGAACATCGTCTATGACATTGGCAAGACAGGTGGATTTGAAACCCTGCGCGACTGGTTCAAGGCGCTGTATGAAACCCTGTTGGGATCGAGCGCCGGGCCGCGCATGGGCAGCTTTATCGCGCTTTATGGCATTGCCAACAGCCGCCGCCTGATCGCCGAGGCGCTGACGCCCTAGCCGGGGGCCGGGGCCAAGGCCTTGAAAGGCGGCCCATTTGGTCAATAATAACCAAATGGGTAAAAATACCTTGACAGCGCAACGATGATCTGGCACAAAGGCGGAAGCTGGCGACGTGTGAGTCGGGCAGGGCCAAGGGGTCTGCCGCACCGCGCCGGACCTTCACCATCGTGTCTCATCAGGAGAAGCTTATGGCGTTCGCGCAATCGGCGCGCGCACAAGGGGCGGCTGCGCCCTTTGATGCGCGGGCCCGCAAAATATTTCTGGAGCATTTGGCGCAAACATCCAATGTCGCCGCATCGGCGCGGGCCGCGGGCATTTCTGCCCAGACCGCCTATGGCCTGCGGCGCCGCAATGCCGAATTTGCCGCGCAATGGCAGGCCGCGCTGACCGAGGGCTTTGCCCGGCTGGAAAGTGCCTTGCTGGCCGAAGCATTGACCGCTGTATCCGGCCGGATTTCGGACGCGGCGCTGAAATCGCGCGCGCAAAAACACCGGCTGGGCCTGGCGCTGTTGGCGCTGCACCGGGGATCCGTCCGCGGGACGGCCAAGCCGGCCGCCGCGCCGGACACCCGCATTGCCGACAAGGTGACCGCGAAATTGATCGACATGCACCGCCGGATGCGCCCCGCGCGTGACGCAGGCTGACGATCGCCACCATGTATCGGCCCTGTTGCAACGCTTTGCGACGCAAGAGGCCGATCTGGTGCGCTGGTTGAACCGCAACCGCAGCTGGCAAGAGGCGATCTGGTATCACTGGCCCTTTTGGCGCCGGCCCGATCCGCCGCCTGCTGGCCGATCCCGATACGCAGGTGACCCGCGGCCGCATGGCCGATAACCGGATGAACCTGCCGCCGGCATTTTATGACGCGATGACCCGCACCTATGGCGGGACGCGGCTGGGCCGGCAGGAACTGGACGGCGTGTTGATTGAGGATGTGGAGGGGGCGTTGTGGACCCGCGCGATGATCAGCGCGGCCCATGACACTGCCGTCCCCACCCTGCGCCGCGTGGTGGTGGGGGTGGACCCGCCCGCCAGCCAGACCGGCGATGCCTGTGGCATCATTACGGTTGGGCTGGGGCCGGATGGCCGGGCCTGGGTGCTGGCGGATGACAGTATGGCCGGGGCCTCCCCCGAAGGCTGGGCGCGCGGCGTGGCGCAGGCCGCCCGCCAATGGCAGGCCGACCGGGTGATTGCCGAAGCCAATAATGGCGGCCAGATGGTGGACAGCGTGTTGCGCGCCGCCGATGCCGGCCTGCCGGTTAAGCTGGTGCGCGCGGCCCATGGCAAGGTGGCGCGGGCCGAACCGGTCGCGGCGCTGTATGAACGCGGCCAGGTGCGCCATGCCGGCCATTTTCCGGCCCTGGAAGATGAGCTGTGCGGCCTTGCCGCGGGCGGCGCCTATCACGGCCCCGGCCGATCCCCCGACCGCGCCGATGCATTGGTGTGGGCGGTGACAGAGCTGCTGCTGCGCGCCGACGCCAACCCGCCACGGGTGCGGATGTTGTAGGCCGGGCCAGCTGGCCCAGCGGAACCGGGCGATGCCGGGACAGGGCGGCGCCCCGCCGGGAGACGTTGCCCCATGATCAGGAGACACAGATGAAATTGTTCGGCTGGAAATCAGCCGGGCGTGCTGCGGCGCGTCCGGCGTTGGCGCGTGCGTTTTCAACATGGGTGGGTGGGCAATGGCCGCGCGCCTATGAGGCGCAGCTGCGTGAGCTGTATCTGACCAATGCGGTGGCCCAGCGCGCAGTGCGGCTGGTGGCCGAAGGGGTGGCGTCGGTTGCGGTGCAGGCGAGCCAGCCTGCGGCGGCGACCCTGGTGACCGCGACATCGGGCGGCCAAAGCCTGTTGGAAACGCTGGCCGTCAACCTGGTGCTGCATGGCAATGGCTATGTGCAGATACTGCCCGAGGCGAGCGGGCAACCGGCCGAGTTGTTTGCGCTGCGCCCCGAACGCGTGGCGGTGGATGCAGACCCCCGGGGCTGGCCATTGGCCTATCGCTATCGCGCGGGTGAGGTGACGAGCCTGCACCCGGCCGACACCATCATCCATATCCGCACCCATCATCCGCTGGATGATCATTATGGGCTGGGCGGGCTGGATGCCGCCGCCGGACCGATGGCGATCCACAATGCCGCCGCGCGGTGGAACAAAGCCCTGCTGGACAATGCGGCGCGGCCATCCGGCGCGTTGATCCATGGCGGGGCCGAGCCATTATCGGCGGACCAGTTTGATCGGCTGCGCGATGAACTGGCGGCCAGTTTTCAGGGCGCTGCCAATGCCGGCCGACCGATGTTGCTGGAAGGCGGGTTAAGCTGGCAGCCGGTATCCCTGTCGCCCGCCGAGATGGATTTTGTGCAGTTAAAGGCAGCGGCCGCGCGCGACATTGCCTTGGGCCCTGCCGCAGGTGCTGCGCGATGGTTTTACCCGTTTTTCCCTGGGAGAAGAGGATATGGACGCCTTTGACGATGTGGCCTTTCCCATTGCCATTGGCCGGGCGGCACAGGTGATGCCCGGATTTTCCACCGCAATTGTGACCACCGCATCGGGGCATGAACAGCGCAATACCGCCTGGGCCAATGGCCGCTTGCAGGGGCGCGATGCCGATGGGCTGGACTGTGTGGGCCTGATCGCGGTTGCCTTTGGGCGGCACGATGTGCCCCGGGATTATGATCTGCGCACGGCCGATGAGGCGCGCTGGATGGCGGAACTGGACGCCCGGCTGACCCGGATGTCAGGCCCGTTGCAGCCCGGCCAGGTGCTGTTGATGCAGGCGGGCCCCGCGCAGCTGCATCTGGGCCTGTGGACCGGGCACAGCCTGATCCATGCCCATGCCGGCTTGCGCCAAATTGTTGAAACACCGGGACCCCCGGCCTGGCCGATATTGGGCCAGTGGCAATCCGCACAGGAGGACCCATGGCGACATTGATCCTGACGGCGGTTGGCACCGCCATAGGCGGCCCGATTGGCGGTGCAGTGGGCGCCGCCATTGGCCAGCAGATTGACCAAAGGCTGTTTGCACCCGCCGCGCGTGACGGGCCGCGATTAAGCCAGCTGCGGGTGCAAACGTCCAGCTATGGCGCGTCCATCCCCTATGTTTATGGGCGGATGCGGCTGGCCGGCAGCGTGATCTGGGCGATGGACCTGCGCGAGGACCGGCAGCGCGTTTCGCAGGGCAAGGGCCGCCCCAAGGCCATTGTCTACAGCTATTCCGCATCCTTTGCGGTGGCGCTGAGCGCAAGGCCGGGCCAATCCATTGGGCGGATCTGGGCCGATGGCCAGTTGCTGCGCGGCGCCGCTGGCGATTTCAAGGTGGCGACTGGCTTTCGTTTCTACAGCGGTGCCGAAGACCAGCCGGTGGACCCCCTGATCGCCGCGGTGGAGGGTGACGGACAGGCCCCGGCCTATCGCGGCCTGTGTTATTGTGTGTTCGAAGATCTGGCGCTGGAGCCTTATGGCAACCGCATCCCTTTGTTGAGTTTTGAATTG